ACCCGCCCACCGGATCCGGGTCAACACCCGACACCAAAACCGGCAGCGTCACCTCGCGAGGCTTCACATTAAACCCGCGCCACTCCGAGCCGTGCACCCCAACATGAGTTTGAGAAAAATGCTCCACCTCAGGAACACCCAAACCGCGCAACGAATCATTCAACAACATGACCGGAGACGCACCCGTATAATCCGTCAAATGAAGCACACGCTCCCCACCAAACAGCGGATCCATAAACCATGTCACAGTCAAACCCGAACGATCAGACGGGTCGGGAATAAACATGCACAACACCCCCAATCACACGTAAGCCAACGCATTCAAAGCGTCACGCTGCTGCCGCTCAATCCGCTTCGCAAACTCGTTAGGATCACCATAAGTAGGCCCATTCACATTCACCACAACACTCTTATCATTCATACGCTGATACCTGCCATACGGGGTAAACGAGCCCACAGACGATCGCACACCAAACCGGGCATCAACCGCATCAGGAAGCCGACCAGCCACACCCGACATCGCATCCAACGCCAAACCAGCATTACCAGTAATACCCTCAGCCAAACCGGCAACAACCTGACGGCCAACCTGGTCACGAAACACCCTAGACGGGGAATGAATACCCAACACCGATTTCGCCGCATTAGCAACCTGAGAACCCATATTACGCACCGTATCCAACAGGCCACTCATAGCATTCCGGATACCATTACCCAAACCAGACACCACATCACGGCCAGCAGACACCAACAGGGACCCCATATTACCAAGCGCACGTCGAATATTACCGGGCAGATTCCGGAAAAAACCCAGCACACCATGCACACCACTAGACACAGCCGAACCCATAGCATGCATAGCACTAGAAGCCGCACTCCGGGCACCATTAAAACCGCGCACAGCACCACTACGAACCCTAGACGCCATCGAACTGAAAAACCCGCCAACAGCAGACGCCACCGAAGACACAACACTCCGGATAGCATTCATCGCAGAAGAAACAGCACCACGAGCCGCGTTAAAACCAGACCTCACATGAGAAGCAACCGAAGAACCAAGCCGGGCAAAAAACCCCACAACCGCGTTCACACCGCCAGAAACAATCGACTTGAAACCGTTAATAAACGCAGACGTAAACGCTCTAATATGATTCCAGCCAGCCTGAATAACCGAACCCATACGCGCCAAACCAGACACAAAATGGGCCACAACCCACCCGATAACACGGGCAACAGCAGCAATAACACGGGCAACAGCCGACACGACAGCACCAACAATACGGGCAACAAACCCGATCACAGCTGTCACAATCGGCATCACAACCGGAATAATGCGGGCCACCACCTGCAGCACAACCGAAACAACCTGCACCACCACACGCATAATCGACATGATGACTGGTATCAACGACCGGATCAGACCGATGATAGGCGGCAGAACAGACATGACCGCACCCAAAATCTGTTGAATCACAGGCATCAAAACAGGCACCAACTGCATGATCACGCCAACAACCTGCCGTATCACAGCCACAACAGCCTGCAACACCGGCATCAACGCCGGCAACAACATGGCAGCAACCTGCGTCACCGCACCAATAATCTGCGTGATCACAGGAACCAGTCGAGCAACCAGCATACTAATCACAGGCACAAGCTGCGCAGCCAAACCGGCAACCAAACCAATAATCTGGCCGAACACTGGCGCCAACTGTGCCACCAAACCAGCCACCAAACCAAACAGCGGCTGAATAGCGGCCATAATCTGCCCCAAAGCCTGGCCAACAACCCCGACAAGCTGCATAACAGCGGCACGGAACTGGGCGTTAGTGGCAAACATGGCAGCAAACAAGCCGATCACAATCCCGACGGGGCCACCCAGGGCGCGAAACACGCCGCCAAGCCCCCCAGCGGCACCCCTCAAAGCACCAAACGACGGCAACAGATTCTTCAACGACACAGCCAACGGGGCAAACCCCGCAACAAGCTTCCCAACACCCGCAGCAACAATACCAAACACTGCGGTGCCGCCAGCAAACATGGCACCCAAATTCACTTTAGGGACAGGCAAATGCATTCTCGCAAAAATGCCCTTCAACTGCTCCACCTTGGCGCGCATCTGTGCATTCATTCGAGTGATCATAGCCGGCATACGATTAATCCACGCCAAAATAGACGGCATCATCCGCTGAATCCCCTGATCCACCGACGCAAACAAAGGCTTCACAGACTCCGTGATAGACTTGATAACCGGATTCAACGCAACAAAAATCTGCCGCAGGCCGTTAAGAAACGGCGCCATAGCCGTAGCACCCAGATAGCCTAAAGCGCCCTTAACATTCTTCATAGCGCCCTCAAACGTCTTACCAGACGCCTGCGCAGCACCACCCATACCAAGCTTCATCGCAGCCGCAAACGTGGCAAAATCAATCTGCCCCTTCGACACCATCTGCGACACCTCAGCCGACGTTTTACCCGTCTGCCTGGCAAGCAAAGACAGTACAGGAACACCCGCCATCGTAAGCTGCAACATGTCATCGCCCTGCAACTTACCGCGAGCCATCACAGACGTAAAAATAGCGCCCGTATCCTGAAACGACTTACCAGAAATATAAGACACATCGGCGACAGTCTTCAACACGTCAGTCATCTGCCCGCCAGACTTCACACCAGAAGCAGACAACGCCGCCGCAGTAGAAGCCGCATCACCCAACGCATACGACGTACCAGTCACAGCCTCAATAGCCGAATTCATAATCGAAGACGTGTCAGACGACGTGTGACCCAAACCAGTCAGTTTAGCCTGAGCCTCATCGATAGCCATAGCGCGAGCAATACCGCCACCAATAGTCACATCATAGATAGACTTGAGGCCCTTCTTAGCAACATTGATGGCACCCACCATTGCGGCACCACCAAGCGCCAACTTCATGCCCTTAGCAAACAAGCTACCCGAACGCTGACCCTCCGCAGGCATCACCCCAGAAAGCTGTTTACCAACATCCGCCTTCAAACCCGGCATCTTCGTATACAACGACACATATGCGGAAGCAATCTCACCAGACATACACTATTCACCCCATAATATTAATCTCGCGAGACACCCCGCCACCGGCACGAACACGCGCCAAAATATCGTCCACCTGCCCAGACGTAAACCGGGCCCTACGCTCATCCGTAGGCCTCGCCACAGGCTCCGGCTGCCCCTCACTATTAGCAGACCTGTAATGATCCAGCATGTCCAACACAGCCCACTCGCACCACTCAAACGGGCGCTGCCAACCATTAAGGTGGGCCGCCAACTGGCTAGACGTGTCAGTACACAACACGCCAGCCAGCCGGACAGCCTCACCCCAACACATCTGCGGGCCACCAACACTATAAACCGAGCAACCGAACCGGGTCCTCCAATCGTATTCGATGGCCCCACGATAATCATCAATCAGGCCGTGGAGCCAAACTATTCCCCCAGGGAGGCTGCTTTCTGGTCGGGCTTGTATTCCATCCACTGACGGAAAATCTCGGCAACACGAACCATAGGAAGCCCCTCCAAAGCCTCCACTGCGTCAGCCGGGGAGGCAGCCTCTAACATAGAAAACATCACCTCAACCTGGGCGAAATCCGCAGACTCCCCCGACTGGGCAATCTTAGCTGCACGGCGAAACACGCGGGCAGGCACAGCTTGAGCCGTCTCCTCCGCATCCGCCAACACCCAACTACGGTCACCGATCTTTAATGTGTAACCAGTGTCACTCATCTATCAACAATCCCTCAAACTATGTGTATCAGTTATTAGACGGCGGATTCGGATCCGGCTCAGGCTTCGGAGGATTCGGGGCCGGAGGAGGAGTCGGGGGAGTATCAGCTTTTAAAGCCGTCATCCACCCACGACCAGACACCGCATCACCCTTCTTATTAATCTGGGCAGGATACGCCTTCAACGTCACACCATACCCGTACACCTCGCCATTCTTGCCCTTAATCTCGTCACGATCAATCAACTCGACCTCAGGGAAATAGTAGCGAATAACCTGATCGCCATCAATAATATCCATCAACAAGGCGTGAACACCCGTCGTGGCACCAGGAGAAATATCGAACGAACCCGCATCAGCTCCGGCAGTAACCTTCGACTGCCAAAACAGTTCGATAACCTCCTTCTTAGACTCGATCAGCTGGAAAGAAATCTCGATAGACGACTCGGTGGCAACAGTGCGAACAACATCCGCATTCTGCCAAGCCTTCAAATCATCCGTTTTACGCTCAGGCTTAATCTTAAACCCGTCATCAGACAGGTACCCTAAAGCGATAAGACCGGAAGGAACCGTCTTCACACCATCAATAGTATCACCCGCGTGCGCGTCACCAATATAAACGTCGCCAGTAACCGCTGAACGAACATTAGACGCTTTACGTGTTGCAGCCATCACAACCCCCATTAAATATCAAACAATTACATTAAAACAAAAACAATAAGCTTATTCAGACTCCGCAGGCCTACATATCAGCTCGAACAGCGAATACACATCAAAACGTGCACCATCAACCAGCAAATCAGGACCAGTAGACCGTTTACAGTACACCACAGGGTCACCGTCCACCCCGTCAGCCAGCACAGCCTCGACACGACGCGCCAACGACATAGCACGATCCGGCGTATCAGAAAACACATTCACCCGCAAAAAAACACGCTCACGAACATGCAACTGCGGGCCACCATCCAACGCCAACCAGATCAGATCACCCGTAAAATCGTCAGGCACCGTCCCCACACAGGGTATATCAGACAGCCAGCCATCATCCTTGAGCACGCGTTTCGCCCACTTCCTGGGATCATCGTAGATGATCACGACGCCGCCCCTATCGACCTCGCCAACGTGCCATGCTTCGCCTCAATACGCTTCCCACCCTTATATGTGGTGCCTATACGAGCGACAGCCTCGACACGGTGAACCTGCACCTCCGATGATAATCCGCCACGATATTGGGCCTTATCGAAAGCGTTACCGCCCACATTCGCCGAGGCCGCACGCTTGACACGCTCGCCACGCTCAGCCAACATAGCCTGCACCCCAGAAGACTTCAACACCTCACGAATACCCGGCAAGTTCAGCTTCACATTCACATCCTGAGCCACTACCCATCAGCCCTTCTTACGCTTCACATTGATCTGCGTACCAGCATCCCAACCGGACATCGGATGATGCCACACGATAGGAGACCCGTCAGCCTCCCACACAACACCCCGAATACGCCACCGGCAACGATAACCGGCACCCACAACAGACTGCTTGAAAAGCATCGACCAATGCTCATAGTCAGAGTCACGGCCGGCAGCCTCATCCTCCTGCGAAACGGAAGCATAGATGGCCACGTTATGAAACACAGTCTCGACAGGCTTAGACCAATCTTCCACCTTGTCGCCAAGATCATCGACACGAACAGTCGGCTGAAGCATCACAACCGTTTCACCATAAGGAAAACTGGTCATATCATATCTCCCACAAAGGGCCAGCGTAGCCGTTAATATCAGATCCGCACGAGCAACCCTCACCCCACACCGTGGAACACACCTCAGAATGCACATATCGACCATTAATAGTGGGAGTGATAGTGAACGCTTTACCAGCCCCACCATCACCCTCACACAACTTCTTCAACGCGGCAATCTCAGAAGGCCACAACAAATTCGTGGGAGTATTAGACCGTGTAGTCTGAGCGAAAGGACCCGCAGACTCATACTGCACCTGGCCCGACACGCCAGTATCATTCCAGCGC